TGGCTACCACTAACAATAATCTGTTGAGCCTGTCTGTTAATAAGTCTCTTAAGATCATCAACAGTCTTCTTAATAATGTCGAGCTCTTTACGGAGTACTACAGGTACTGTAGCAGGAGCTTCAGGCTGAACAATAGGTGTGTTTACTGCAACCGGTTGTGCAGGTAAGTCTGGAATATCTGGAGTGATTTCTAAAACAGCTTCTGTAGCTTCATTGTTAGCTACAGCTACTGGAGGTCCAATAACAAGCTCATTAAAGAACTGCTTAATTGGTTCCAACTCAGCAGAAGCTTCTACCATATCTTCTTGTGGAAGATTGTTAATGGTTTCTATTATTTCTGGTATTTCAGATTTAGCAACGAATTCATCTAGCTTCTTAATATCTTTAGAAGCAGCTTCCTTTTCGAAGTCATCTAGTTTTACTTCAAAATCGGCAATTTTAGACAGAGAAGCGGAGAATAACTCTAGTAAGTCATTCTCTTTCTTTTTCTTATCTTCTATTTTGTTAAGAGCTTCTTCGGCGCCTTCGCCCAAAAGTTTAGCAAAATTTTTGAGAAACTTCTCTTGATCCATAGTAATCCGTAAATATAAAATCTGACTTTATATTTATTGGTGTTAAAAAATCACACAGGAGGAGCATCAAGAGGAGCTGACGTAGTACCAGATCCCGTGTTAATAGTAGCGCCGCATGATGTAAGACTTCCAACTACTGCTGTTACTTTTCCTTCACATTTATATTTTGATGAACCGGTTGTTATAGATTGTACAAGATGTAGAGAACAGGTATATTGATCTCCAACTCTTGCTACTAATTTACCATCTACAGTAGTTTTAGATGCAGATCCAGTAATAACACCAGATCCACCACATCCACTCCCAGTATCACCTTTACGAGCAACGGCAGGCATTAATCTTCAAAATCCTCAACAGATTCTTTGACTGATTTAATATGATTAGCAATCTCTTCTGCATGAGGGTGTAGTGCTTTTGGAAGGCCAGACTTAAATGCTTTCATGTTACCAGAACGAGCATGTTCACGCATCTTTGTACCTGACATACCTGTTGTACCTTCTGCATCTGGATCTCTATGACCAGCTGATACTACTTTAATTGACTTAAAGTTATAATGACCATGTTTACTTTCTTGACCGTTATACTTGTGAATAAGATCATGATAGTCTTTTACACGATCTGAGCCAGCAACCATAGTAAGATGCTTTACACCGTTCTTGTGAAGGTTAGAAAGCTGATGAAGAAGAGTAGGGTGTTCTGATGATGATGAACTAACATGTGTATCTTTAGAAGCAACCTTCTTAAGATAATCTACTTTCTTTTCTTTAGGAAGAGGGTTTTTACCTGACCCTTCAGAGTGAGAAGCAATAACATGTGCTTGTGCACCAGACTTCTTTGCTTCTGATTCTACTTTATGGATAAGCTTTTCATGACCAGTAGTTGGAGGGTTAAATCTACCAAACGCAAACACTGCTTTCTTTTCTGTTTCTTCTTGAAGTGTTTCTTTAAAGGTTTTCATTTTTTTCTCTTTTAATTTAGTAAACTTCACGCCACTGCATAGTGGCTGCAACATATGTAGTGTTAGCTAAGGAAAGATTTGTAGCAGTTACTACAAATACCTGTGAATTATTGCTATAAAAATTTTGCGCAATAAAATTCTTTTTTGCAGTACTTGGCAAGTTAGGACTAGTCGCACCAGCAGCGGCTGCTGCAGAAGCAGCTCTTGGATTATTAGCAGCTGCAAAACCACCATCCATAACTTCCCCATCATTATAATTAGTTGCGGTTATATTATATTGAACACCGCTAGAAGGGTGAACATCAACCCATGTACCACCTGTAATTACAGATGTGTTTGCAAGTTTAATCACATCATATCTAACACTTTCATCTGTAGATATAATCGAAATATTACCTAGTCTTGCAATCATTCTATTTGAATAGTTATTAAACGTGTTTTTTAACTTGATAGCCATGATTGGTGTTGTATTACCAGCCGTAAGCAATCTCAACCCACTATGCCAAGAAAAATCTTGTCCTGATTCTAGATAACCACCTTCAGATATTACTGTGGAGCATATCTGATCCATATATGCATTTGATGATCTCAAACCAGTATTAAATATCTCACATCTTATAGGGAGATTAGGGCTACTCATGTATACTGTCTCAAGGTTGTTGCTGTTGTAGAATTCATGAGCTGGGATAAACCTACCATCATGAACGAACCCGCATCGGACTCTACCAACACCTAACCATTGAAAGTCAATAAAAAATATCTGTGTTTTAGTAATATCAATGTTAAACCCTGAAGGTCCAGTTCCATCACACTTATCTATATTCCAGTTAGCTTGTGATACTTTTCTACTATCATCTGGTGTACCGTTTATATAAGTTCTAATACAAAAACTTATAGTACCATTACCTGCTTGTTCTAAGAAAATACCGTTATTATCATCATAATAACCAGTGCGTTTGGTAACGTTTGTATTTGCACCATAAAAATTAAATGTAGATTTAATAAGCTGACTCTTACCAGGCATATACTGGTGATAATATTTTGTCTGATGAATAACACTACTTGTTGAATTGTTAGAAGTGGTAAGACGTGCACAAGCCTGATTAGGTAAAAATGTTACGCTACCATTTGCAGTTGTTACATCCTCAAATGCAGGATCAATACCATAAAGATGTTTATAGTCACCTAAAGTGAATGCATCAGATGTTCTTAATCTACCAAATGCGTCTGATTGACCTGCTTCTAATGCTACCGGGAATCTATTATAATCGGAATAAAAAGCGCCGTTACTATCTGCAGTCATAAACACTTCAAAGATAGTATTACTATCTGCTAGAAAATGCTGCCTGTCACGTCTAAATTGAGCCATTTAATCACTTTTTCCATGCTTTAGTTGCAGCAAAATTAGCTGCTGAAAATTCTTTTCTGTTGACCAGTTTTATTGAACTACCATTATGATGAGCCACATAACCTTCTGGATGCGTCTCTTTACCATCAATATGATGTTCCATTCCACCTTCAGATTTGTTTGCTTTGTTTAAACCATGAACAAGAATATCTTTTGCTGCTTGAATATGATGATGAATCTTTAATGCATTATCGAAATGCTTTTCGTTATCGTCGTGATGTTTTAGTTCAGCATTCATAGACTCAGTTTTACGAGCTTTAGCTGCAGGAGTAGAAACACCTTCAATAGCTTTTTGATGGCGCGCTTGAATATGAGCTCTTAAACCTTTAGTAGAAGGCTTTGAACCATCTCTTACTGTCTTATTAATGTAAGTAGTTACGTGCTCAGAATGTTTTGAAATTGTATCATGAAAGTTATGAGGCATCTTATCGTGAAGAGCCTTTGCTTGTGCCATGTGATGTTCAAATGCAGATGATTCGTCTTTAGAAAGGTTACTCATAGTTTTGCCTGCGGTGAAATAAGATGAACATCTTTATGCTGTTTAAACTTTTCGTGATCAACATGAGGTGTAGCATGCATATCTTCGAAAGATTTACCTTCATACTTTGTATGTACAGCTACACCAATTTTAGAGTTAGCAGCCTTCTTACCTTCAGCTGAACTCTTATGAAGAGAATATGTAATTGTGTTTGGCTTGAAACTTACTTTGTGATCTGTGTGATGGACTTCATCGTGTGAGTGCATAAAGTCACCTTGGTAAACTCCTTTCTTTGGAGTAACCTTTGGAAGATGTTCTAATGCTTGATGAAGCTTCTTTGCAAGACCAGGTGAGTCAGCATGATGCTTATCAATATCTTCATGTGTGTGATTAATCTTTGGGTTCTTATTAAATGCTGCTTTTGATGCAACAAAGAACTTACCAGTCTCTGGATGATGACCAAATACAACTGAAGGTGAACCATCAAGTTTAGTTGTGATATGAGAAGTATGCTTTTGACCTTTTAATGCTTTATGAACATCGTGAAGAGCATGAAAAGCATGCGTGAATCCTTGATGGCTCAACACTGCATTATCTTCTGGATGATCCAGGTGCTTTAATTTAGTACCAGCTTGTTCTGTGAGGTATTCGTTAAAAGTCTTCATAGTAGTACTTTTGGTTTAATTCTTCCGGCTGTTATTTCGCCAAT